TGCAGCCTCCCGCAAAGATTACAATAAATCTTGGAGAGAAGCTAACGAAACACATGTTAAAGCTAAAAGCAAAGCCTACCACCAGAACAACAAAGATGTTATAAATGCTTATACCGCTGAGAAGCTGAAACACAATCTCCACATTGCTACCTACATTCGTAAGGCCATTCGGGCTGGTGTAGCAATGAAGGTTATTCTTGATGAAATTCAAAAATATGATAACGCACCTTCGTCAATGAATGGTATGTATAGTGCATATCGTCAAGACATCGCCACAGCAAGGGCAGAAATCCAAGAACTTGTTGGTGCTGTTGTTGTTAATAAAGCATTGGAAGGTGACCTAAAGGCCGCAGAACTATTCCTGCGCTCCAAAGCTGGTTGGTCGCCAACCCAGACTGTTGTTGAGGTCGAAGCTGACGCAGAGACAGAGCAGACTTCTGCAATTGATGATCTTATCAGTTTGCTTGGTGTCAAGAAAGATGAAAAGTAAGATTTGTAGAGTTTGCAAGGAAGAGAAAGATGTTTCTCAACTTGTACCAAGAGCAGACAGAGTTAATGGTGTTCGCAACATTTGTAAAGTTTGTCATAACAAATCTACTAAAAAATACTACCATGATAATGCAGCCTCCCGCAAAGATTACAATAAATCTTGGAGAGAAGCTAACGAAACACATGTTAAAGCTAAAAGCAAAGCCTACCACCAGAACAACAAAGATGTTATAAATGCTTATACCGCTGAGTGGCGAAAAGCAAACAATGCTCTTGTCAGAAGTTATGGTGCCGCTAGGCGATCAAGAAAGTTGTATGCAACCCCAATTTGGTTGACACAATCTCAAAGACAAGAAATTGACAACATATATGCTTTGGCAAAAGATTGTGAAGTTGTTTCTGGACAAAGTTATCATGTAGATCATATTATCCCACTTAAGGGTAAGAATGTCTGTGGACTTCATGTTCCGTGGAATTTACAAGTTCTTCCCTCCGACATTAACCAAACTAAGAGCAACAACCACAATGGCTGGTAAAAACGGACTTTCGCTACATGCTGATGACCTCCGCGCGATGGGTAAAGATGTGGCGGAAGTTCTGCAACAGTTGCCTCCAAACAAAGCAGAAGAATTGCTTTATACTTGGGAGTTCTGGGCCAGACCTCAACAAATCGCTCCTGTAGGGGACTGGAATGTCTGGTATGTAAATGCTGGTCGTGGTTTTGGTAAGACCCGCGCAGGCGTTGAGTGGGTTCGTGGAAAAATAAAAAATGGCGCCATGCGTGTAGCAGCTATTGCAGCAACTAACTCTGATATTGAACGTGTCATGGTGAACGGGGAGAGCGGATTTCTTGCCCGTTGCTGGAAAAATGATAAAGATTCTAAGGGTCGTCTGTTAGGTTCTCCAACATGGTCCCCAACTAAACGTGCTTTGGTTTGGGATCAGGGTTATTACAAAGATCAAAAACAAAAGCCTACTGTGTTGTTTTTTAGCGCAGAAGAGCCTGAGCGCCTTCGTGGTCCGCAATTTGAACTTGCGTGGGCCGATGAACTTGCTGCTTGGAACCGTGATCGCGATACTTACGATATGTTGCAATTTTGCTTGCGACTTGGTAAGCATCCGCAAGTATGCGTCACAACAACCCCCAAACCTACTAAACTCGTCAGAGACATCCTCAAGAACCCTAAGACTGTTGTTACTTATGGTTCTACCTTTGATAACTCTGCTAACCTTGCTTCAACCTATATCGAAGCGGTTAAGACACAATATGAAGGCACTCGCCTTGGTCGTCAGGAACTCTACGCAGAAGTCCTAGATGAAGCCTCTGGTGCCTTGTGGAACCGTCAACTCCTTCAAACTTGTGAAGTTGAAGTTGATAATCCAGTAGAATTTGCACAGACCCTTGCTCGTGTTGTTGTTGCGGTTGACCCCGCAGTTTCGGCTAATGCTGAAAGTGACATGACTGGGGTTGTTGTTGCTGGGCAAGACGTAAATGGCGTCTGCTATATTCTACAGGATGCCACAGATAGATTTACTCCCGAAGGTTGGGCTGCTAGAGCAATTGAACTGTACCATGAGTACGGGGCTGATCGTATAGTAGCAGAGCGCAACCAAGGTGGTGAGATGGTTCGGTATACCTTTAAGACGGTAGACGAAACTATTCCTATTAAACTCGTACATGCTTCTCGTGGTAAGTTCGCTCGTGCTGAACCTGTATCTGCCCTCTATGAAAGGGGTCGAGTTAAGCATGTTAAAGGTCTTGATGCCCTTGAGGATCAATTAGTCCAGTGGTGTCCGTTAGGGTCAATCGGCTCTCCAGACAGATTGGACGCAATGGTTTGGGCAGTAACAGAGTTAGCCCTTAAAGGTGTTGTCAAGCCAGAGTTAAATCTTGCTTATGCTGATGCGAAAGGTCTGCTTGGTAAAAATGTATAAGTGCCAATGCTGCAAACTTGAGAAGTCTGCTGAGTATTTCAGCAAAAACAGTAGTAGAAAAACTGGACTTTCTCATTATTGTAAACAGTGTGTCTCCACAAGAAACAAAAGTTTGCAAGTTGACCACGCAGAGCATTACGCTAAAAATGCAGATTATTACAGAATGAAAGCCATGTTTCGGAAAAAGTCCGTTAAAAGGGCTACCCCAGCGTGGCTTTCAAGAGAACAGAGAACACAGATTGAATCTGTCTATTATCATGCAAAAGACTGCCAAATCGTAACTGGTGAGGTCTATCATGTAGATCACATTGTTCCGCTTCAAGGTCAAGACGTTTGTGGTCTTCATGTACCTTGGAATTTGCAAGTTTTGCCAGCGGAAGTCAACGTAAGAAAGAGCAACCGCTATGAAGAAACTGAGCGAAACTGGCGCTAAGATTGAACTCGGAGTTTATGGCCGGAACACTTACACAGGTGACATTCGTGCCGACGAGTTTCTTCAAGAACTCCGTGGCAAGAAAGCAGTTCAAAAGTATCGTGAAATGCGTGACAATAATGCCATTGTTGGCTCTGTCATGTATGCTGTTGAACAGACTTTGCGTGATGTACGTATTGATGTTGTTCCCGCAGATAAGAGTGAAGCTGCCCAAAAAGAGGCTGACTTCCTTAAATCTGTCTTGGAAGACATGGAACACAGCCTTGATGACCACGTTTCAGAAGCAATCTCGTATTTGAGTTATGGCTTCTCTTGGTTTGAGGTTGTTTACAAGCGCCGCGCAGGTGATGCCCGCTCCCCCAAGAAAGCCTCTAAGTATGAAGATGGCCGTATTGGTGTAAAAAAGATTGCTATTCGTGCGCCTTGGACTGTTGAACGGTTTGAGGTAGATCAAAGCACTGGCGAAGTCCTCGGTATGTGGCAAGAAGCCGCATGGGGCAAACGTCCTGCAATGATTCCTGTAGAGAAATCCCTTTATTATCGCACAACGAGCCTCAACAATGATCCCTCTGGTCGTTCCGTTCTTCGTAACGCTTTCGTGTCTTACACATATCTCAACAAAATTCAGGGATATGAGGCCATTGCTATTGAACGAGAACTTCACGGTGTCCCTGTTGGCCGGATGCCTGCTGAGTATCTGAGTTCTGATGCAACTGCCGATCAAGCAGCCCTTCGTGGACAGTTTGAGCGTATCTTGCGTGACCTCAAGAACAACGAACAAGGTTATGCACTTCTTCCCTCTGACCTGTATGTAGATGCTGATGGCAAACCTACGAACCAGCGTCTTATGGATGTGGAGTTGATTACCGCAAATGGTTCTCGTTCAATTGATATTGACCCTGTTGTTAAGCGTTATCAGCACGATATTGCTCGTAGCCTTATGGCTGAGTTTCTTATGCTTGGTAGCAGTGGTGGTTCTTACGCTCTTTCTAAAACGAAGACGGACCTCTTCCTCCGCAGCCTCGAAAGTTACATCAACGTAGTCGTAGATGTTCTTAACAAGCAACTTGTTGAGCGTTTGTGGCAGTTGAATGGCCTTGATTGGGCTGTTATGCCTAAACTTGTTGCTGGTGATGTTGCTCCCCATGACCTTCGTGAGATTGCATCCTTCCTGCGTAACATCAATGGTGCAGGTATTGAAGTTCAAGACCAAGTTGAGGTTGTTGCTGACCTCATGGACATTGCTGAGATTGAATTTGATCCCAACAAGTACGAAAACGGTCTAAAAGAAAAGAAACTTGCTCAAGAAAAGCAAGATCAACTTGCAGCACAAGCCGCACAGGCACCGCAAGTACCAACCGCTTAATTTTAGGAGGCCACGATGGCTGTAACTATCTCGCTTTACAACCATACCGCCAAATTGTTTGCGGATGGTAGCAACGCTGTTGCTGATACATATAAACTGAAGCTGTATTCTTCGGCTACCTTCACTGCCTCTGACACCACCCTTGCTGGTATTACAGGTACAGAAGCAACGACAGGTACAGGTTATACTGCTGGTGGTCAAGCACTGTCTGGTGTTGCTGTTACGACAACCAATACAAACGATGCTAAGTTTGACGCTAATGATGTTGTTTGGACAGCTTCTGGCGGCTCTATCACGGCTTCGTATGCAGTTATCTACAACGACACAGACTTGAATGATCCCCCGATTGCCTTCATTGACTTCGGTGGTTCTCAGTCTGCTGGTGATACGACAGATTTCAAAGTGGTGTGGAACGCTAGTGGCATCTTCACCTTTACTGTTGCTTAAGGTATAAGAAATGACGAAACTCGTTAATCGCGCTAAGATGACCACAGCCACGACTGGCACTGGCACAATCACGCTTGGGTCTGCGGTTGGCGGGTTTCAGACTTTCGCAAGTGCTGGTGTAGTCAACTCTGATATTGTTTGCTATGTCATTGAAGATGGCTCTGCTTGGGAAATCGGAACAGGCACTTACACCTCTACCGGGACAACCCTTAGCCGGACGTTGACACAAAGCAGCACTGGCTCGTTGTTGAATTTGACTGGTGCGGCTGTTGTTTATGTGACTGCTGCTGCTGCTGATCTGCAAGAGTTGGTCACGTTTGCTGAGACGTTTGCGTTGCCGACGGTGGATGGCACGAATGGTCAGGTTCTGACAACCAATGGCTCCGGGACGCTGACGTTTACATCTCCGGGTGCTTCTCTGACTGGGCAGACCGACAGTGCTTCCCCGTTTGAAACTTCTCTCGGAATTGGGGCTGGTGCATCCAATACGGGTACAAACAACACATTCGTCGGGTATAATTCTGGCAATGCCAACACATCTGGCACGAACAATGTTGCCGTTGGCTATCAGGCTCTGGATGTAAACACGACAGGGATCAGCAACACGGCTCTCGGGAGCAATGCTCTAGGGGCAAACGTGGGGGGGTCCGGGAACGTCGCTATCGGCTACCAATCAGCTAACGCACAGAATAACACAGGAGACAACGTAACCATTGGTTGGCGGGCTTTGTACCAGCCGGATACCTTTTCTAGTGTGGTGGCGGTTGGCTCTGGAGCTATGGGTTACGGTCCAACTGGCGGGAATGGTGGCGGTGGCAGTGTGGCCATTGGATACCAAGCTGGACAAAGCGTCAACGGAAGCGATTCTGTGGCGGTCGGCAACCAAGCACTTCTCGGAAATTTTACCTCAAAAATCACCGGCGCGCAGAACATTGGCGTAGGATACCGAGCTGGTTATAGCCTCTCCACTGGCGCTACAAACACGCTCGTTGGGCAACAGGCTGGGTATGCGATAACCACAGGCTCCAACAACGTAGCCATGGGTAATGGCGCTCTTGATGCGGCTACTACGGGTGGCCGTAACATCGCCATCGGCCAGAATGCTATGGGCGCTGGTGTAGCTACGGCTGCATCTGGAAACAACATCGCTATTGGCAGTACTGCTGGGAACAACATTACAAGCGGGGTGTCCAACGTAGCGATTGGGGACCGGGCTGGTTCTGCCATTACGGATGGTGGTTCAAATGTAACCATCGGGGATACTGCTGGACAGTATGTCAACGGCTCACGATTTATCGCCATTGGTTCTGGCGCTCTAGCTGGGAACTCAACCTCACTTGCCACTGGTTCCGATAACATTGGCATAGGCGCTCAGACCGGGCAATTTTTGACTACTGGGGCAACAAACTTTTTTGGCGGCTATCAGGCTGGGAGAAACATCACCACAGGTTCCAATAACGTGGCCATCGGGACTTACGCTTTCGACGCTGCCACCACTGGTGGCCGTAACATTGCCATCGGCCAGAACGCCATGGGAGCTGGCGTGGCCACTGCTTCAAGCGGAAACAACGTGGCCATCGGCGTCACTGCTCTGGACGCGATCACGAGTGGCACGAACAACACCGCTGTGGGGAACACCGCAGGGAGCACCCTGACAACAGGTGCCAATAACACGCTTCTGGGGAACGGCGCGGCTGCGTCTTCCGCCACAGTTTCCGACGAGATCACGCTGGGGAACGCAAGTGTCACCACCCTGCGTTGCCAAGTCACGACCATTACCAGCCTTTCCGACGCACGGGACAAGACCGACATCCAGCCGCTCACCGCTGGCCTTGAGTTTGTCGAAGCGCTGAACCCCGTGTCGTTCACTTGGAACATGCGGGACGGTGGCAAGGTTGGTGAAGCTGACACAGGCTTTATTGCTCAGGATTTGCAGTCTGCACAAGTTGAGACTGGCGTGACGATCCCCGGCTTGGTCTACGATGTGAACCCTGATAAACTGGAAGCAGGCTACGGCAAGCTGATCCCGGTGCTGGTGCAGGCCATCAAAGACCTGTCTGCCAAAGTCAACCAACTTGAAGCTCAATTGGAGGCGCAACAATGAACCCCGATGAACTGACCCCTGAACAGATCGCCAAGCACTATTCAGCCTGCCTCGACAGTGTCATGGTTATCAACGACGCCATTTCTAATCCAACTCAGTATCTCAGAGACGAAACTGTAATCCAGCGCAACGTGCAGCACCTTGAGGGTATGCGCCGCGCTGAGTTCTGGACTACTGAGGACATGGCACCGATTGATGCTGCCATTGCTGCGGGGAACGCTGCCACTTCGGAGTAACTAAATGCTTGGATTTGCCCCTTTAGCCTCTGTCCCTCTGAGTGATGACGGGGTTCTAGGGGTAACTCTGGAAATACCTTCAGCCAATACAGTTACTTTAGCTGCTAATGCACCTTCTGTTGTTTTTAGTGCCACAGTAACTGTTCCGGCTGCTGATACCACTCTTGCTGCTCAAGCGCCTCAAACTTTGACTGGTGCAAGAGTAGATGTTAATAGTGCAGATACATTTGTTGCTGCACAAACACCAAACATTGTTGCTGGTAAGCGTGTAGATGTTGGTTTTGTTGACACTTCTGTCTCTGCTATAGCACCACAAGTTGTTTCTGGAACCTCTGTTAGTGTCGGCTCTGTTAATACCTCTATCAATGCTGTAGCGCCCGCTGTTGTTTCTGGTAAGAGTGTCTTTGTTGACCAAGTTGACACCACACTCTCTGCACAACAACCAACTGTAAGTGCTGGTGCTAGTGTAACGGTTCCTGCTGCAAACATTTCTGTTGCTTCTTTTGAACCTTCTGTCGCTCTTGGTACTAACATTCTTGTTGGTTATGTAGACACAAGCGTCTCTGCTCAAACACCTAGTGTATACAGTGGCAAACGTATAGACGTAAATGTTGCTAACGTATCTATTGCTACAGAGACACCTAGTATTCTTACAGGCTCTTCTGTAATTATTCCCAGTGCAAATATCTCTGTTCAAGCAATTGCCCCAGAGTTCCGTTCTAGTATATCTCTCAATGTTCCTGTTGCAACTGTAACACTTGAACCTCTGGCACCACAAACTTTCACTGGTGTTTACGCTGAAATTCCTTCTGCAACAGTACAGATTGCAGCCAGTACACCAAGTGTTTCTTCTGGTAAAGTCGTAAATGTTGGTTCTGTAAACACTTCTGTAGACGGTTATGCCCCAACAGTCAGTGTAGGGTTTACTGCACAAGTACCTGCAAAGAGTGTTTCTGTTCAAGGCGTATCGCCCACTATTGCTTCTGGCAAGGTTGTTGAAACACCTTCTGCAACTGTTGAGATTGTTGCTGTTACACCAGCTATCCGTATCGGTGCTGTTGTTAGCGTACCTTCTGCCAATGTTACGATTGCTCAACTTGAACCTACAATCTTTGTAGGGGCATCTGTACAAAGTCCTGCTGCAAACATTAACCTTGCACCTATTGCACCTTCTGTCAATACTGGCGTTAAGGTTGACATTCCTACAACAGTCTTTGTTATTGCAGGTCTTGCACCGAGAAGTGCTGGTTACTCAAGTCAACGTAGATATGTATTTATTACTGGTGATACCTCAGCAAATGCTGTTGTTATTGAGTCTGTGAACGATGCAGAATTTGCTGCAACAAACAACACAGCAATAATTGATGAAACAAACAACAACAATGCAGTTGTTCAAGATACCCAAAATGGAGTTGTCATAGATGGCCTTTACAATCAAGCAGTCTGACACTTCTCCGTCTTTGAGGGCAACACTTCAAGATGCCAATGGGACAGCAATCAACCTTAATGGCGCTTCTGTCCAATTTCACATGAAGTCTCTTGATGGAACTGTTGTCCTTGATGAAACAATGACGATCACTACACCTGCATCTGGTGTTGTTACATATAACTGGCAAACGGGTGATACTGCTACGGCAGGTACTTACTTTGCAGAGTTTGAAGTCACTTACTCTGACTTGTCTATTGAGACTTTCCCTAATACTGGAAACCTTCCAATCGTTATTACGCCGGAGTTGAACTAATGGCTGATGCAAAGATTAGCGCACTAACTTCGCTCACGGGTGCTGGTGCTGCACAAGATGACCTTCTTGCTATCGTAGATGTTTCTACAAGCACCACTAAGAAGATTACTCGTGAAGAGTTCTTTAAGTCTGTTGACCACATTGACTTTGATACTACCAATGTCGTTGCTGCCCCAACAGAAGGTCAGTTGACTTGGGATACCGCTGAAAAGACACTTTCCCTTGGTTTGAATGGTGGCGATGTTATCCTTCAAATCGGACAAGAGATGCACTACCGTGTCCGTAACAACACTGGCGCTCAAATCCCCAACGGTACAGTTGTTCGGTTCTCTGGCGTTCTTGGTTCCTCTGGTATTATCACTGTTGCCCCTGCATTGGCAAACGGTTCTGTGCCTTCCAACTATATCATCGGTGTAACAACAGACGATATTGCTAATGGTGAAGATGGTCTTGTTACTCACTTTGGTAAAGTTCGTAGCGTAGATACCTCTGCCTTTGCTGTTGGTGACGTACTCTACGCTTCCCCAAGTGTGTCTGGTGGTTTCACAACAACTCGCCCCGATGCGCCTAACAACATCGTCTCTGTTGCTGCTGTGTTGTCTTCTGGAACGAATGGTATCTTGTTTGTTCGACCTTCTGTAGAAGACATCTGGCAGGGTGTACCTGCTACTGCAACTTCTGCTGGTCGTAAAGGTGATAACGCATTTGACGCCAACTACTTCTATGTTTGTGTTGCTACAAACACTTGGAAGCGTGTTGCCCTTAGTACTTGGTGATGGATATGCCTTACGCTTCTAATGATGAACTTCCCAAGGCAGTCCGTGGCAAGTTGTCCACTCACCAACAAACTGTCTTCCGCAACGTCTTTAACTCTATGATGGGTGAAGATGGAATGACTGAGAGCCGTGCCTTTGCAGGTGCTTGGTCCCGCGCTAAACAAGCAGTTGAAAAAGCCGACTACCAAGGTCGAGAGGTTGAACTAGACAAACCTTTCCGTATGCCCGCTGGGTCAACAAAGAAGTTTGGTGTATACGTCAAATCTGGTGACAAGATTAAGAAAGTCACTTTTGGCGACCCTAACATGGAAATCCGCAGGGATGATCCTGATGCTCGTAGCAACTTCCGCGCTAGACACTCTTGCGATACAGCAACAGACAAAACTTCTGCACGATACTGGTCCTGCCGTATGTGGGAAGATGATGTGTCTGTAACAGAAATGACCAAGACATTCAAGGCTGACATTATCAAAGCAGATAATGAACAACGTCTTGTTTGGGGTTGGGCCTACGTCTCTACGGTTAAAGGTGACATTTCCCTAGACCATAGCCAAGAATTTATTCGTCCTGACGAGATTGTCAAGGCTGCTACAAATTTCATGCTTGATGTTCGCATGGCAAAAGCGATGCACCAAGGTGATAGTGTGGGTGAAGTAGTTCACTCACTCCCCGTTACCAAGGAACTTTCAAATGCTCTTGGTATTGAAACTGACCGCGAAGGCTGGATCATCTGCATGAAGATCAAAGATGATGCGACATGGGAACGTGTCAAATCTGGTGAACTCTCTGCTTTCAGCATTGGTGGTCAAGCAATGAAGGAGGCACTAAATGCCTACTGAACTGACGAACCTTGATCTGATGGAGGTTTCTTTGGTAGACGCGGGAGATGATCCCCTTGCCAAAGTTGCCTTGTTCAAGCGTAAGCAAGAGGAAAACATGGAAAACCAAGAAGAAATGACCGAAGACCTTGAAAAGAAGGTTGAGATCGAAGTTGAAGACGAAGAAGAAATGGAAATGACCGAAGACGATATGGAAGGTGATAAAAAGCCTGCTCGTAAGTCTTGGAAAGCAGAAGCATTGGCTAACGAAGAAGTCAATAAGATGCTTCTGGAAGAAATCGAAACTCTCAAAGGTAAGGTTGCAGAACTCGAAACTGCTGCTGTTGAAAAGGCAAAACCTGCTGAAGAGATGATCGAAGTAGAAGGTGAAATGATTGCTAAGTCGGCAGTCCCTGCACCTATCCTCAAAAAACTAGAAGATGTGCAAAAGGCTCTTGAAGTTGAAGCACTCCGTAAACGCGCTAATGAGGTTCTGCCCAACTTTAAGGGTACTGCTGATGAGCGTGGCAAACTGTTGAAGTCGATTGGCGAAGATCAAGACCTTCTCGCCCTTCTTCTCGCCGCTGATGCTGCTTTTGCTGGCATCTTCCAAGAAGTCGGCAAAACTGACGCAGAGAACGACCTGAAAACTCCGACTGAAAAGCTGAACGACATGGTTAAGGCTTATCAGGAAGACAAGAAGGAAAAAGACTTCCACAAAGCGTATGCTGCTGTCATTAAAACTGCACCGGGTCGCGCACTCGTGCTTGAAACCTACAAAAAGTAAAAGGAGCCTTTATTATGGCGTTCACTGAAAACATGGCTACTCGCACCTCCATCTCGGGTGCTGCCATTTCGCAATTCACGTTTGTTGCTGGTCCGGCCTCGGATGGTCAAATCGACCCCTGCGGTGCTGGTGATCGTGCTGCTGGTGTTGCTCTGTCGGCTGCTACTGCCGCTGGTCAGGCTGTCACTGTCGCCTATGATGGCCGTGTGACTGTCAAGGCTGCTGGTACGATTGCTCGTGGCGGTGCTGTTGCCTCGGACGCAAACGGTGAAGCTGTTGCTGCTGCTTCGACAGACATCATCCTCGGCTACGCTCTTGAAGCTGCCGTTGACAACCAAATCATCACGGTTGAACTGTCGCGCGCTGAAACTGCCGCTGCCTAATCTAGTTTTTGAATAAGGAATACAAACATGGCTATGCTTACTCCGGGTGCTGTTCATATTGATGCACCGCTGACTAACCTGACGATTGCTTACCTGCAAGATGCTAACGGCTTCATCGCTGACCGCGTTTTTCCGAAGGTTGGTGTTGCTAAGAAGACCGACAAGTACTACATCTACAACCGTGCTGACTTCAACCGCACTGGTCAGGTTCAGGCTCGTGCGCCTCGTACCCAAGCTGCTCGTGTTGGTATGTCGCTCTCGACCGATACCTACTCGGCTGATGTGTTCTCGCTGGCAACAGACTTCGACTTCGAAACTCTGGCTAACGAAGATGCAGCACTGGACATCCGCTCGGCTGGCGCTCAGATGCTGACCCACCAACTGCTGATCGACCGCGAAATCAAGTGGGCTAACACCTACTTCGCTGGTGGTGTCTGGGGTACGGACTGGGATGGCGTTGCTTCGTCGCCCTCGACCAACCAAGTGATCCAGTGGTCGAACTACACGACCTCGACCCCGATCCAAGACGTTACGAACATCATGCGTACCGTGCAACTCAAGTCGGGCGGCTTCAAGCCCAACGTGATGGTTGTTGGTAAGGAAGTCCGTGACATCCTCGTGAACCACCCCACGATCCTTGCCCGTCTGAATGGCGGCGCAACCGTGACCAACACCGCTCTGGTGACCGATGCCAAACTGGCTGAAATCTTCGGTGTGGAAGAGTTCTTGGTCATGGAGACTGTGAAGAACACGGCTGCTGAAGGTCTGTCTGAATCGAACGCTTTCATCGGTGGCAAGCTGGCTGCTTTCTACTACCGTCCGCGCGCTGCTGGTCTGATGATCCCCTCGGCTGGTTACACCTTCACTTGGGATGATCTGGAAAATGCTTCGGGTCATGGCATCTCTATCAAGTCGTATCGTGGTGACTATCTGGCTATCGACGGTGTTGCCGAAGTTCTGGAAGCTAACATGGCGTATGACCACAAGGTTGTTTCGACTGACCTTGGTGCTGTTATTGACAGCGTTATCGCCTAATTGAGTAAGGGGTGATGGAATGAACCCGACTATTTCTCTCTCCCATTCTTTCGACCCTACCAGAAAACTTTATTTCAAAATTCCTTTT